CCGGGGGAGCGGGGAAGAGGGCTCACCCTCTCAGTCGGCGCAGAGCGCCGCCAGCTCCCCCGAGGGGGGAGCCCTTGGCAGTGAGGAAAAGCCTGAGCTGGACGAGGAATCGGCAGAGAACCAGAACGAAGTCGAGGGCAAGGACGGCGAGGAGAAGGGCGAAGGCAAGACCAAAAGCCCGGAGGAGCGGCGGAAAGCCTTTGGTGAGCTGCTGCGCGGAGAGTATGCCGACCTGACCGAGGAGTTGATGCAGAACGCCGTGACCGAAGCGACCCGGCGGCTGGAAGCAAGCCCGGCTATGAAGGGTCTGATGCAGGCGCTGCAGGAAAAGTACGGCACGGATGCCAACGACCTGGTGGCCCTGACCGAGGCTGTGCGGAACGGCGCGGTGAAGGACGATGCCTACTACGAGAAGCTGGCCATGGAGAAGGGAGTTTCCACCAGGACGGCCCGGGAGCTGGACAAGCTGGAAAGCCAGAACAAGCACTTGACCGAACAGCAGCAGATGATCCAGCAGATGGAACGCCAGCGTGCCCAGCAGGCCCGCATTGCTGAGCTGCAGGCTGGATGGGACCGGGAAGCGGAGCAGCTGAAAGCCCAGTATCCCGACTTCAACATGGCTGAGGTGCTGGCGAACCCGGAAGTGGAGAAGATGATGCGGTCGGGCGTTTCTATGACGAACGCCTACCGCAGCGCCTACTTTGATCACATCCTGAAACAGCAGCAGGCCGCCACGGCCCGGCAGGTGGAGCAGGGTGTGGTGAACAGGCTGCAGCAGCGCAACGCCCGGCCCGGCGAGAATGGCACCCGCCCCGGCGGCGCGGTGCAGACCAAGATCGACGTATCCCACATGAGCCGCAAGGAAATGGAAGAGATGGAGAAGCGGGTCATGCGGGGTGAAGTTATTACACTTTAACAGGAGGAAGCTATGAAAGACAAGACCATGAAGCTGGATCTGCAGATGTTTGCAACGGCCAGCACCCAGAACCAGAACACCACCGGCGCATCCGGCATGAGTGCCGAGATGAAAACCTTTTACGAGAAGCGCCTGATCGACCAGGCAGAGCCTGCCCTGGTGCATGACCAGTTCGGTGACCCGTATCCCATTCCGGCCAACGGCGGCAAGAATATTGAGTTCCGCAAGTATGACAGCCTGCCCAAGGCCACCACTCCGCTGACCGAGGGTGTGACCCCGGACGGCCAGACCATGAACGTTTCCACCGTTACCGCTGAAGTCAGGCAGTACGGCGGCTGGGTGCCCATTACCGACACGCTGCAGCTGACCGCCATTGACAACAACATCGTGCAGGCAACCAAGATCATTGCCAGCCAGGCGGGCCGCACCCTGGACACCATCGTGCGTGATGTGCTGGCGGGCGGCACCAATGTGATCTATGCGCCCAAGATCGGCGAAGGCGGCGCGGAGACCGCTGTGACCAGCCGCGCCACCCTGGACGCGACCTGCCAGCTGACCAGCGACCTGATCGCCCGTGCGGCCACCCAGCTGAAGGCCATGAACGCTGACCCCATCGGCACCAGCTTTGTGGGCATCATCCACCCGTATGTGGCCTATGACCTGCGCCGCGACCCGGACTGGATCGATGTGCACAAGTACGCCCAGCCGGACGAGATCTACAACGGCGAGATCGGCACGCTGCACGGTGTGCGCTTTGTGGAGACCAGCGAGGCAAAGATCTGGAAGGGCACCGGCTGCCCGGCGGGTCTGGCCGTGTTCAGCACCCTGATCCTGGGTGCCCACGCCTACGGTTCTACCGAGATCGAGGGTGGCGGCCTGGAGCACATCGTGAAGCAGCTGGGCTATGGTGACGACCCCCTGAACCAGCGTGCGTCTGTGGGCTGGAAGGCACACAAGACCGCTGAGCGCCTGGTGGAGCAGTACATGGTGCGCATTGAGAGCTGCAGCGCACGGTACAGCGCAACGGCTGAGGCGAACTAACCCTCTCATCACTCCATCCGCCTATGGCGGCATGTCGTGGAGCTCCCCCGAAGGGCAACGGCGACGACCGCCGCCAGTGGTGGATTGAGGGAGGAGCTGTTGGGGCCGCGGCCAGCAAGACACAAGCACAATACTTTGTGCGAAGTGGATGCTGGGAGCCGCAACCCGATAGCCCTGCTTAGCGGAAATAGAAAGGAGCCGATAAAATGGCAGAAGCAAAGAAAAAGACTGAGACGATCCGGCTGTTTTCGGACGGCGGGAAGTACAAGGGGGACCTGTTCGTGAGCGTGAACGGTGTGAACTACCAGTTGCAGCGCGGCAAGAACATTGAGGTGCCCCCGGAGGTGGCGGAGGTCATCCGCCACAGCCAGGAACAGGACGACCAGACCGCTGCCCGCATGGAAGAGCTGGCGAATAAGGCGTAATTTTTGAGAACCCCCGGCCCGGCGGCACACGCTGTGCCGGGGGTTATTTGTTAAACCTCTCAGTCGCCTTCGGCGACAGCTCCCCTAGTAGGGGAGCCCTTGGCAGACCGGTGATGAGAGTACTGGACGAATAAGGCCCAATATCCCGGGGACGGGATGGCCTTGCTATAGAGGGAAGGTGTAAATATGACTGTTGGTAAAGCAATCGAAACCGCTGACAAGCTGCGGCCCAACAACGGGTTTGACCGCGAGCTGAAGATCTTATGGCTGCGGCAGGCGGATGCGGGGCTGAGAAAGAGCGTGGTGGACAAGAGCGACACCACCGATTTTGATGCCGTGGGTGCGGATATTTTATACGACCGGGAGCAGGAACTTTTGCGGCAGGACGCGGAGCTGCTGCTGCCGGAGCCCTACGACAGCTACTATGCCCACTATCTGGCGGCCCAGATGGACGCGGCCCTGGGCGAGACCGACCGCTATGCCAACGAGATGCAGCTGGCCAACGAGAACCAGCAGGAGTTTGCAGCCTGGTGCAGGCACACCTACCTGCCCAGGATGGCCACGAAGTGGAGGTACTGAGATGGCACTGCCGAGTTTATACAGCATCTCGACGGGGAAGAGCATCCAGACGGCCTTTGGCGGCCTGAACGAAAGCTATGCCTGCGCCGAGGCAGAATTTACCGAGATGAAGAACTTTTCCAGCCGGGGATACCCCGCACTGCAGACCCGGACACCCCGGCGCACCATGCGGGCCATGGGCCGCTGCAACGGGATGTACCACCTGAACGGTCTGCTGCTGTGCGAGGGCACCACCCTGCGCTACACCGAGGACAGCGAGGACGACGTGGCCACCGCGGCTGCGGGCGGGGAGATCGTGCTGGAAAATGCCGTGACGGACAGCGAGAAAATTATGATCGGCATGGGCACGAAGATCCTGATCTGGCCGGATGCCAAGAGCTTTGACACGGCCACCGGCAAGCTGGAAGCTCTGAGCGCTGCATGGAGCCAGACCGGCACGGTGACCATTGCCCCCTGCGACGCGGGCGGCAAGACCTACACCGTGAGCAGCGTGGGCACCACGGAACCTTCCGGCCCGGCGGACGGGACGCTGTTTCTGAAACAGAACTCCTCTTCCAGCAAGTGGGCCTATGTGAACGTGCTGGAACAGTACGATGCCAAGAGCGGCAAGTGGGCAGAGATCCTTTTGAACAGTGTGAAGATGACCCTGCCCGGGCTGGCCGCTGCGGGCTTCAAGAAGGGGGATACCATTACGGTGGAGCAGGTGCCCGGGCTGGTGGAAGAGTATCTGGCCGAGGGTGTGAACGGCGAGGTGACCATTGAGCAGATGGACGGGGACAGCATTGTGCTGACCGGCAGCCCAAAGACCGAGAGCGCACGCTATTACGGCAGCTTTACCGTGACGGCAGGCGGTACCACCTGGAAGAGCATGAACGGCAGCGAGAGCGCCACAGCGGGCGGCACCACCATTACCGCACGGCGGCGGGTGCCCCGGCTGGAATATGTGACCGAGAACGCTAACCGGGTATGGGGCTGCAACAGCGAGGAGAACGTGATCTACAGCTGCAAGCTGGGCGACCCCACCAACTGGTACAGCTACCGGGGCATTGCTTCGGACAGTTACGCCGTGAACGTGGGCAGCGACGGCCCCTTTACCGGTGCAGCCACCTGCATGGGCTATGTGCTGTTCTTCAAGGAGAACTGCCTGCACAAGCTCTACGGCAGCCGCCCGGCGGACTATCAACTGGTGAGCGTGCAGTGCCGGGGCGTGGCCAAGCAGGCAAGCAAGAGCATGTGCGTGCTGGCGGAAGTGTTGTACTACCTTTCCCCTGACGGCGTGATGGCCTGGGACGGCAGCCTGCCGGTGAAGATCAGCGGCGGACTGGACAACACCTGGCTGATGAATGTGCGCGGGGCGGTGGGCGGTGTGCTGGACACCCGGTATTACCTGCATCTGCGGGTGCCGGGCCGGAACGAGACCCGGCTGCTGGTCTACGACACCGAACGGCGGCTCTGGCACGAGGAGGACACGGCGGCAGAAGAGAATGCTTCCGGCTGGGCAATGTGCTCCACGGGGCGGCAGCTCTACCAGTGGGACGGCGTAAACCTGTGGGCCACCGAACCGGAACGGGAGGCCGACCGGGACACCGACACAGCAAAGGCGAATCTGGAACAGAAGGTGGGCTTTGAGGCTGTGAGCGGCGACATTGGGTTGAACATCCCGGCGGACAAGTACATCAACCGGGTGTTTCTGCGGGTGGATGCCCTGACGTACAGCGTTGTGGAGCTGCAGGCCAGCTATGAGGGCGGGGCCTGGGAGACGCTGGGCCAGGCAGCCGTTCTGAACAAATACACCCGGGTCAACCTGCCCTTTGTGCCGGAGCGGCACGACACCATGCGGCTGCGGATCAAGGGCACCGGGCAGATCGCGGTGCGGAGCATTGCGTTCAGCATGGCAGAGAGCCGGGGCAACCGGGTGGCCGGAGGGGAGCCGAAGAGATAGCCCTGCTTAGAGGAAGGAGATTTTATATGGCAGATATTACGAGGCTTGGCGAGATCGCCATGCCGAAACTGAGTGAAAATATGGCCCCGGAGGACAGGAGAAGCATCAACAACTACCTGATGCAGCTGCGGGACCAGATGATGTACATGATGCAGAACCTGGACGAGACGAACTTCAGCGACACCATGCGGGACAAGCTGGTGGCCATGGGGCTGAAGGTGGAGTAAACAACAGCGAAAAGAATGCGGGCACCGGCGTGTTTGGAACCAGAAAGAACGATTCCAACAGCTACCAGTACGCCCAGAGCAACGACCGGGTGACCACGGCAAAGAACAATCTGGATTACATCAAAGGACAGAAGCCCGGAGAGTATCAGAGCGAGTACGGCAGCCAGATCAGCGGCACGCAGAGCCAGCTGGACAAGATGAACCGGGACGGCTTTTCTTACGACTACACCAAGGACGCGGCTTACCAGCAGTACAAGAACCAGTACACCCGGGGTGCGGAGCTGGCCAGCGAGAACGCTGCCGCCAATGCTTCGGCCCGCAGCGGCGGCTACGGCAACAGCTGGGGCACTTCCAGCGGGCAGACGGCCTACCAGAGCACCATGAACGGGCTTTCGGACGTGGCAGACAGCTTATACAGCCAGGCCTACAACGAATATGCCACCAAGAAGAGTGATCTGAGCAACCGGCTGAGCTCTTTGCAGCAGCAGGAAAAGCTGGCGCAGGATGCTTACAACACCCGCCTGAACAATTACTATGGTCAGCTGAACAGTGCCCAGACCGAATATGCCAACGCGGTGGGGGCCAACCAGAAGAAGGATGCGAACAACACCAACTTCTGGGGGAACGTTTTGCAGGTCGGCGCACAGCTGCTGCCGTGGGTGCTGAAAGCGTTTGCCGTGATCTGAAGACCGGTGTGTGGCAGAAGAAAAGGAGAACGACATGTTATTTGATACCTTACGGAGAAAGAACCAGGCGGAACAGGAAGAGCGGGAATGGAATGCCAACCGCCCGGCGGACTATGTGAGCCGGAACAAGGACGCAATGGACAGCCTGACCGGGCAGATCGGCAGCGGGTTCGACTGGGACACCGGCAGCAAAGCCTACCAGCAGTACCGCGCCCAGGCCCAGGCCAATGCTGCCGCCAGCGCGGAGAACGCCCAGGCCAACGCGGCGATGCTGGCGGGCGGGTATGGCAGCAGCTACGCCGACAGCGTGGCAAAGCAGGGCCAGCAGCAGGCGCTGAGCGGCATTGACAATGCGGTACCCGGCCTGAGAGGCCAGGCGCTGAGCGAATACCAGAACCAGCAGAACGACCTGCTGAGTGCCCTTTCCGGCATGGCCAACACCGAGGCGCTGGACCGCAGTGCCTACGGCAGCAACTTTGCCAGCCACACGGCGTGGCAGAATTTCCTTGCCAACCAGAGCGAACAGGCCCGGAACGAGAACGACAATTACTGGAACAACCTCTGGAACACGGTAAAGAACATCGGCTCGGCGGCCCTGACAGCCTACGATGGGTACAAGGGGTACACCCAGCAGCAGTGGGAAAATGACTTTGCCCGGGAACAGTGGGAGTACAACAAGAACCGCACCGACCAGAGCGATGCCCTGAACGCCTACCAGCAGGCGTTCAACCTGTACACCCAGGGAGCCGGGGATGCGGCCAGCGACGTGCTGAACCGGTATGGCCTGAACGCAAACGCTTTTGCCAACTACAACGGCGCACCGGTGACCCGGGACGATCAGGCAGGTGTTCTGAGCACCGCGGCTTCTCTGGTGGCAAGCGGAAATCAGGAAGCGGCGGCCAACCTGCTGAAGATGTACGGGCTGGACAGCAATGCAGCCGGTTCCTATGGCACCATTGCAAACCGTCAGTTGGCGACCCAGCTGGCAAAGGCGGCAGCTACGAAGAGCAGAGGAAGTTCGAGAAGATCCGGCGGCTCCAGCAAGAGCGGAAGCGGGTGGACAAACAGCCAACTGCTGACGGCGCTGGGGAAGTATCAGAGCCTGAAGGATGATGACCCGACCAAGAGCGTCTATGCGAACATTCTGGCCAGCGCCGGAATGCTGCCGGACGGTGACACGGGCACAACAGCAGCGACCGGAACTGGCAGCGGGCTGATCGCCCCGCTGGCGAATCCGAACAAGTGGGCCCTGCCCGGGGGAACCACGGGAGGGAGCACGGGTAAGAGTACCGGAATGCCGTACAGCAACGCCCTGAGCTATGCAAAGGGGTGGAAGGAACAGGGAATGGATGCAAATACCATCGCCAGTCGGCTGATGAATCTGGGTGCATCGGACGATGTGATCGACAAGGCAATGCAGAACGCTGGATTTTAAGGAGGAAACAGGATGGCATGGAAATCGGGAAGTGCTGCTGCGCTGCGGAACCGCAATGAAAAAGAGCGGCAGGAAAAGACTGTGATGGCAACAGCAGCGGGCGGGGCAGAACCCCTCAGTCAGCGCAAGAGCGCTGACAGTCGCAACCCGTTAGACCTTGGCAGTACGGGAACAAGCTGGGCAAAGGGCAGCGCTGCTGCCCTGCGTGCACAAAAACAGCAGGAAGCAACGAGCCGACAGACGGGTACCGACCTGTACTCCACGGCGCTGGAGGATTACCGGACAAGGAACAACCTGGGCTTTGCGGATGCCATGGACAGCCGGAGCGACGAGCTGAACCGGCAGAAGGTGACAGTGAGCCCGGCGGAGAAGATGGAGCAGAATGCCAGCACCGTGCAGAAGCTGCGGGAACAGCGGAACAACGGTATCCGAATGGACGTTTACAGCACGGTGAACAACTGGAAGGATGCTTCCGAGCGAAACCGGGAGCTGGCGAGGCTGGTGACAGAGCCCACGCTGCCACGCGGGGCTGTAAGCGCAGCAGACCTTCCGGCGGGTGTGGACTACTTGGCAGCGGACACGGGCGGCGTGGGTATAATGCCGGTGCTGGAAAACACCAGGTACATGGACAACGATTTGAAAAAGATGGGCTATACCCAGGACGAAATCAACCGGGCCCGGCTTTACATGAAGGCGTACAATGACCTGAGCCTTGGCGAACGGGCCGGACGGCGTGTGGAGAGCGATCTGGAGGGAAACAAGGAAAATATCAAAGGCATGATCGGGCAGTACGCGGGCGCACTGTCCCCGGCCCTGACGGCCAGTGCCGAAGAGCAGATGATCCGGCGTGTTCAGAGCGGGCGTTACACCGACGAGCAGCTGGAAGCGGCAGGATATGACCCGGAGCTCATCCGGACAGCCCACGAACGAATCCGGAGTGGTGAGCTCTACGACAAGGCGGATGACGACAGCAACCGCATGAAAGGGTTGTATGAGTGGGGCCGGGATGCCCACAAGGCCGGAGAAAACCTGACTGCGGACGCTATGGCAGGCGAGAGCAATGTGGGGAGGTTCTTCCACGGGGCTACTTCCAGCGCGGCTGAGAACCTGATCGTGAGTGCCATCAACCCGGCGCTGGTGCTGCCGGTGCTGAGTGCCCACGGCGCAGGCGACAGCATGGCTGCCAGTGACGAAGCGGGGGAGAGCCCGGAAAAAGCTATTTTGAAAGCAACGGCAAAGTTTGGTGCAGGATGGGCCATCAACAGCGTGGGTGTGGCCGACCTTGCCAAGACCATGGGCTCGGATTACGCCAAGGACACGGTGGCCGGTACCATTGCGGACTGGGTGCGCCGACAGGTGGGCAATCAGGCGTTCCGGGAAGCCTACCCGGCCGTTGCCAACGCCATTTCCGGCGGCGCGGACAATGCTATGCAGGCCTTTGTGGAGACTTACGCCGACAAAGCCATTGACGCTGTGATGGGCGACCAGGAAGCGGCCAAGACGCTGTTCAACAAGGATACGTTCCTTACAGCACTGGAAGCGGGCCTTTCCGGCGGCGCGTCCGGTGCACTGGGCGGCGCTGTGGGCACAGGGCTTTCCAGGATGAACGCGGGAGATTCCAGCCTGCGGGGCAACGTGGAGCGGTATGCCGCTCAGGACGAATACGAGCAGGCGCTGAAGGAACACCAGCGCCGGGAGGAGCTGGCGCGGGAACCGGAACCCCTCAGTCAGCGCGTGAGCGCTGACAGCCCCCCTAATAGGGCAACGACGACGACCGCCGCCAGTGGCGGAAACAGGGAGGAGTTGTTGGGGCAGCGGCCAGCAGGACACGAGGGCAATGCTTTGCCCGAAGGGGACGCTGGGAGCCGCAACCCGTTAGCCAAGCTCACGTTGCAGGCACAGACGGAAACAGCTGCGAACCAAGCGGCTGAGGGCAACAGTGCGGAAACTGCTGCCATATCGGACAACTTGGCTGTGCAGACGTTTGCAGAAGCGGCGGCTGGTGACAGCCTGACAGGCAAGACCATCAGGCTGTTCACCCCGGAGGCCGGAAACGAGGCAAACCGCGCGGCTTTTGAGGAAGCCTATGGGGTGAAGTTGCCGAGCACGGCTGCGGCTACCCGGCGGATGCTGCGGGAAGTGGCGGCACAGCGCAGCCAGCAGAATGCTGTTGAGAACGCTGGGGAAATGGTGGAAAGTTCGAGAGAAGCGGGCTCACCCTCTCAGTCGGCGCAGAGCGCCGCCAGCTA